GTCTCTGTTCCCATTAAAAATAAATGTCTATCTCTGTCCGATACTAGACTCAGTAATGATGTTGTTGGAGCCCCTGAAACAATAGTTGCTCTTGTATCCAATGCTCCAGATCCAACTGGACTCCATGTATAAGTTCCACCATTTCTAACGGTTGCAACAAGTAACTGTCCATAATTATCTAAGGACCATGAACCGGGATCTAGTGTAACGTTAGTAGAAGATCTTGCTGTTCCCCATTCTTCCTCACCATAAGCACCTGTTCCCCAACCATAAGCAGCTGTTTGAAATACTGGTCCAATATCAATATAAGGATAGACAGTAGCAGAACCTGCACCAGACATACCACTTCCTGATTCATTGGATGGCATGGTGATAGTAAAAGTATTTCCACTAGGTACTGAAATAACTTCAAATTTATTTGTTGTAAAATCTGCGGTAGTGTATCCAGTTACTCCACCACCTGGCAAAGTTACGGAATCAAAATAAAAGTAATCTCCTCTTAGTAATCCATGAGAGGATTTATTTACTGTTATGGTTGCAGAACCATTAACTGAAGTAAAAGTACATCCTGTGACTGCTGCCTTAAGTGGTGTAATATCATAAAAATCACCCTCATAATAAATAACCAATAACTTATTGGTTCCTAAAGCTGCATATCTTTTACCTGTTAAATCTGTCCAAGTGTGTTGAGCTCTAACAGGTCCGGCTAATGTTGTTGATACAAGTTGCTGCCAACCACCTATTTTTTCAGGTTGACCGTATCTAAATCTAACATTATCCCCATCTACCCACTGACCTTCAGCTCCAGTCTTAGTGGTTTGTTTATTAAATCCTGGTTTAAATTGAATTTTTTGTAGCATAATCCTTTATTATACATGTATATATCATTTTTTAAAGATATAATTGGATGTTAAAACTGATTGAAATCCTAGTTTTTATAGAAGGATTATTTTCTACACTATGTTGTAGCCAAGAGGGAAATAACATCAAACCATTAGGCTTTGGATTAAAGTACCATATAGAAGAATTATTTTCATTATAATTTTTATATAAAGGATTTTTCCAGTCATATTGAATTAAATCATAAGCTGGATTATAGAATACTATTTTAGCTGGATTCTCTTCATCACATTGAACATAAAAGACCCCTGAAAAAATACATCCAGGATGTATATGTTTTGAATTAGAGTCTCCTTTTTCATTAATATTAATCCACATAGATTCTATGACAGACTGAGCTTCATCTTTTAAACAATATTCTTTTTGTAATTTTTTAACATTATCAATAATAGCTTGTTCTAGTATATCAGGTTTAACATTTAAGTTATTACTTTGCCAACCTCCAGAATTAGTAAAGACTCTACCAGTGTCTTTTTCTTTTACTTCTAAACAGAAATTAGTTAATTCATTTAAATTTAAATCTAATTTGGTATTTAAAAAAGGAACACTAAATAAATTCTTAATCATCCCATTTTTTTATTTCTTGGCAATTAAAAGCCAATGTTACTCTTCTATTTTGTAGATTAGACTTCTTAACTTCATGTATAAGACAAGGATGAAATAACACTAATTTACCAAACTCTTCTGATACAGTTAGATTATATTGAGGAAAATAAGTTCCAGGACCACCATCACTTAAATATATAATACCACAAAATGCACTAGCTCCTATGTGAGTATGTGGTTTTGCATAATCTTCTTTTTCATAAACATTTCCCCAAACTTCATTTGCTATAAAACCATGAGGATAAATATCATGTGAATATTCTTTAATTTCGTCAAAGATTTCTTTAATTTCTGGAAAACGTAAAAGGTCTTGAAAACCTGTAAATTTAGCTAACACATTTGTTTTATAACTTAATTTATCATTACAATTATTTAAAATAATAGTTAGTATTTTATTTAATAGAGTCTTATTTTTTAAATAAGATATTGAAATAAAAGTGTCCGTTGGAATTTTTTTAAAATAGACTTCTTCACTATTCATAAATAATATCTAAAAGTTTTTCTTCTGATATAATTTGGTTTGTTATTTTTTGTAAAGTTTCTTCATAATTAAAATCATCAATTTTATAATGATATATTTTAGGTGTTTGAAACATTTTATTAGTATCCTCAAATCTTCCCTCCTTAATTGTATTCATCCAAATTTTAAAATTATAAGGTCTTCTATAATAATCATAAGGACAGACAAAATCTACAATACTGGTCTTCCTAGACATGTTATGTAATTCTAACATTCTTACCGCTTGTCTTTGTCTTCCTTCCATTGAAAAATCCCAATCATCAAAAATGTTTCTAATTTCATCTGCATTAAAATAAGAACATTTATAATTATGTTTTTTAAGTTCTTCTCTTAATTTTTTAGCCAAAGTAGTTTTTCCAGATCCTGGAAGTCCAAATATTAATATATTATAATTTCTCATATTTTTCCCTGTTCTTTCATTTCAGCTCTAATTTTAGTCGCTGATATAGATTCTATTTCTTTATCTAAATCTATTTTTTCAACTTTATATCCAACATCTCTTCCATAAATAATATTAGCAATATTTGGAACTTTTATTATTTCAATCTGGTCTTTATAAGATTGTAGTGCGTCTTCAATTCTGTCTTTTATTTGTAAAAAAGTTAATGGATTATTTTCAGACTTTGGCATATCTCTTACCATAATAACAACTTGACCTGCTCTTTTCAAAGCTTCTTCAAATAATGTTTGATGTCCTTTATGCCAAGGTTGCCATCTTCCTAGCATCATTGCAGTTGGTTTAGTCCAGTCTATCATAATTCTCCTTTATGTTGTTAAATTAAAATTTATTACACATCTCTTTAAAGAATGCACAGGATGCCCTGATGCATGTTTTAATCTTCCGTCAAATAATAATAGTCTTCCTTTTTTCGGTATAATTTTTTCTACAATGTTATTATCAAAATCAAATAGAAAAGTAAAGCCATCGGAATCATTAACATAATAGATAGCAGCTAAGTGGTTTTCATCCATATCAATATGCGGACAGTTATATGTTTCTAATGTTGCATCTTTATTTTGTGTCTGTAAATTTACTTTAGCTCTAATAATTTTATTAGTTAGATTACTTCTAGAAATAATTTTATCTGCTAAATAATGATAATCAGAATTTACTAATGTTTGATTGTCTTTTAAAAAATATAATATGTGACAAAATTGAAAATAATCTAAAGTATTATTGTCTTTGTTTTCTTTTAAATCATAAGAAGAAACAGTATGCTGATGGGAAGCAATATACCAAGCAAAATTATCACTAAATATAGTTTGATGTATTTCTTCTATTTCTTTTTTGTTTAAAAAATTATCTATAATTTTATAAGATAAGTTCATTTAATGATATTTCATCTCCTATTTTACCTTTAATAAAAGTATTAAAAGCTATACTTATTCTTTTGTTAGTACCATTTTTTCTTTCAACACAATGCTCTAACCTAGACGGAAATAAAATTAATTCTCCAGTTTCAACTGGGAAAAGCCATGAAGTAGAGTTAAATAAATTATATTCTTTTTTGGGTAGTTGTATGGTGTCATATTCAGCTTTAAAAAATCTGATTGAATCAAAGTTTTTATCTGCACTAACATAGAAAACTCCCGATAGTATAGAGTTAGAATGTTCATGATTATGATGGTATTCACCTTCACTTGTAATATTTAACCAAGATTGTGTTATATAAGGTGTAATTTTATTTATAGGGTTAATAATATTAAAAATATAATAATTAACTTTTTCTAGTATAAATTTCTTTATATGTAATAAAGAAGGGTGTTCAAGAACGTAGGTATTTTTTGAAGTATGGTTTCCTTGATTTGGATAAAGATTATTTTCTTCATTATATAAATAATTTATTTCTTGATTAGAGAAGTTTCTATTTAATTTATCTTTATAAATAGTTGTTGGAAATATAGTATGAATCTCAGACATTATTTTTTACACAAAAACCAAATACCCACATTTTTCTTTCATTCTCAATCAATAACTTACTACCATGAAAAATATCCGAAACAATATAAGTCCACATATCTTTCTTTGAAACCTTTATTATTTCTTCTTCTACAGGGTTTTTTAAAACAAAAGGCTCTCCTCCTTTTATATCAGATAAAAGAATATTACAATGAAGTGTTTGATAACCCTCTTGATAAACAGGATCTCTGTGTAAGTAACAATGATCTCCTGGATACGCGCAGCTAGCTACCATTCCATCTTTATATTCGGTCATTAAATAATCTTTTAATTTTAATTTTTTAATTATTCTATTTTGAATATTAAAAGCCAGATCTGGATAAATAACTGTATCTGAGAATCTAGAAGTTAATCTTTTTCCTCCCATGGCTGCATCTTGAAAAAAATTAATGTTATTATCTATCCATTTACAAAGAAGATCAGCTTCTTTATCAGTTATAAAATTTTTATATGTTTTATATTTTTTCATTAGTCAAATGTCATTACAACTGCAATTCTTAAACCATAGTTAGGATACTCAAATTGATGAGGTACAACATCATTTCCAAAACAAACTATTTTAAAAGGTTTAGGTTTAATTTTTTTAATTAAAGTTTTTTCATCATTTTCATATAACATTAAATCACCATGAACTTCTTCTCCTAAGTACAAAAGAAATTGAGAATGTGGAAAAGTATGATCTATATGAATTGTGCTTTTATTATTATTTCTTTTTATTTTTGAGGTACAATTTATCATTCCCCTCAATACCCTATTAAATTCAAGTTGATATTGTGTGGTAAATCTTAAAAGTAACTTTAAAAAAAATTCAGTATGTGGAGAACAGGCTCTATTAGGTAAGTTTGGATCAGCTCTTTCTATTCTTTCTACCAAAGAATGTAACATCAATGGAGTATCCTCATCTTCTCCTATTTTTTGTTGAAAAGTAAAAGATGTATATTTTAGTATTGTTTCTTTTATATAATTTTTTTCTTCATTATATAAAAAATTTTCATCTTCTATAACAAATCTCATCTGCCTTTAAACCAAGCTGGTAAACCAAGATGTGGTCTATGATCAAATTTTTTACCATCATATATTGGTCCATTAACATCACTGTAATGTAAAAAAGTTTGAATGCAGATTTCTCCTTCAAAAGGTTCTCTCCAATGTGCAAAATCACATCCTCTGTAAATTAATAAATCTCCGGGAGCAAGTTCAACTTTATTAACTACCTTTGATTCTAAAAAAATAGGCCAGATTTTATCTCCCCCTAAATTTAATGTAGTAGATATTTCACACTGAGGTCGATCTTTATGTTTTTTTAAATCATCTCCTTTTTTATACACTCTTAAATAAGAATATTGTTCTTGTAATTTTAATCCCGTTTGTTGTTCTAATAAACTTTTCATTTTAACTAAAAGCATATCAGTCATAATATCTCCATAAATTGAAAACGTATTTGGAACTTGTTCATCTTCAAAATAACCGTATTCTCCATTAAATTTATTTATGAACTCATAATCTCTCATAGTCTTTACAACTTGAGATTTATTACACATATATTCAGAAAAAAAATCACACATTTCTTCTGAAAGAACATTTCTTAAAATAGCAAAACCATTTTCTTTAAAACTCATTATTCAAAAAAATCCCATTCTTTATATTGTTTAATAATACTTTCCGGTAAATAATCCTCTACTTTATATTCTTGTTTATTTATATTTTTTCTAATCAAATGTAAAGAGCTAGAGTCAAAAACAGAATCATCATATTTAATTTTATTAATAGAAAATTCTGTTAAATTAGAAAAAGAATGTTTAAATGGTTCTAATTCAAAAAAATTATATATTTCTTTTACTTTATTTTCTGTTTCTTTAACTAAATCATCATATTTTATTAATAAATAATCTTTTTTATATTCTGTAATAATTGTTTTAGTCGATAACCAATCCCAATATATTTTACCTCTTTCTGGGTGCATAACTTCATATATAAAATCATAAACATTTTTTGGTTTTTGTGCTTTTACAAAAGAAGCTAAAACTTCTACTAAAGGCCTTACCAATAATAAAAATTTCGGTCTTTCTATAATCCTAGTTAATAATCCTAAATTTGAAGGAGTTCCCCATCCTGCTCTGTCAAAAATAACTCTAGCATCTAAATGTTCATAATAATTTGGAAACAGTTTTCTCAATAAATTATTGACACCTTCTTTATCTGGAAAATTTCTAATCCATGTTGAATTATATGTTTGATCAATATCGTGAGCTATTTGAACTACAGGACTATTTGCTGTCATTACTATGTTTTTATTTTGATTTATAATAGAAGAAAGTAATGTATTTCCTGATCTAGAATATCCAGCTAAAAAATAAAATTTTTTCTTCATTTAAAAGGATCTCCTAAAGTCCAAAGTACTAATGATTTTCTCATTCCTTTTTTAACAGGTTTAACTCTATGCCATATAAAACTTGGAAATACAACTATAGAGCCTTTTTCTTTTATTTCGTTACATTGAACAACTTTTTCACCGAGTTCTTTATTTGTAAAATCAAATTCAAATTCTCCTCCTTCATATTCATTGGGATGAGATAAAATTAAACTCATAGAAAGTTTTCTAACTTTTCCATTCATATGAGAATGGTCTTCATTTTCATAAGGTCTATCCCAACTATCTTGATGCCAACCATAATATTGGTTAGATCCATATTGAGTATATTGACAATGTTCTGAATCATCCCAATCAAAATTCCAACCCGCTGCTTTATTAGCATGTTCAATTATTGGATATAATTCTTTGTATATCCAATTTAAATTTAACCACGCTATGTCAGAATCTCTAATTTCTTTATACTTAGATGAGTTAATATCTGTATTTTCAAAACCAGTTATACCGGCAACTATATTTGATTGTGTACCTGTAGCAATAATTTGATCACATATTCTTTCTGGAATAACTTTACTAAAATACCAATATTTATAATTTAAATTCATGATTTCTTATTATTTAAATAATATAAATAATAGAAAAAATCAATGTTTAGTAAAAATTAATTAGTCCAGTTGTCGTCGACAACTGCAGAATAAACAGCTTTAGCAGTCCAGAATCCACTTACATTTCTTGGTCCAGCCTTAGCTTCAAATACATGAACCCCGCCAGATCCACCGCCGCCACCTTGAGAACCACCATTGTAGCAAGATCCACCGCCACCGCCTGTTCCATTTTTTCCTGGAGGAGGTGTTAAGTAACCTCCGATTCCACCACCACCTGTTCCCGGTGATCCTGGCCCTCTTCCTCCACCACCTACCCAACCTTCATCGGTTGCAGGTTGCGCAGTTTTAGATGGGAATACTGGTATTCCTAATCCACCTGTAGCTGGTGAAACTCCTCCTACTGGATCATATCCTCCAGCTTGACCTGCTCCTCCACCACCGCCGCCTACACGGTTATCATATGGTCCATAAGTTGCAGTTCCAGGTCCACCTGGATTTCCTAAATTTTGATTTGCTCCTGGAGCCGGTTGTGATGGTTGTGATCCATTTCCACCTGGAGTATTTTGTTGAGGGTTGTTAGATCCTTTTCCACCGCCTCCGCCTGATCCTCCAGATTGACCATTATAAGAAGGCCCTGGGGGTGTGTAATTTGGTTGTCTTCTTCCAGATCCTCCACCGCCTTGAGCAGTGTAAACTACTGGTCCATTCCATGAAGTATTATTTCCTGGATTTCCTAAAGCATTACCAGCGCTAGCCCCACCTGATCCTATAGTTACTGGAACACCAGGAGTCAAAGGAATAGAATTAACTACTATAACTCCTCCCGATCCGCCACCACCTCCTTGTTGTGATGCTCCTCCTCCACCTCCAACAACTACAAGTTTACCTGTACCGCCTTGAGTGTTTAATGGAGATGCTCCTGTAAAAGTTCCAGGAGATGTAAAAGATGTAATTAAATCATTAACAACTGGAGTATTGTCTGTTCCTACAACTCCTCCGTCATTATTTAAATTTTGTTGTCCTGATAAAGCAAAACCCGGTGTTAAAAATCCTCGCATTTTTACTCCTTAATATTCCAAGTTGAATTATTTGAATTCCATAATTTAGTTACCACAACTTCTCCTACTTTTCTAGTCCCAATCCAAGTTAAATCTGGTTCACTCCAACCTATAGACAATGAATCTGGAAAAAAAGCTCCTCTTGGTAAGTTATTACCTAAATCATCTACAGTTGGAAAACCTACAGGAGGTTGCCATTTATAAGAACCATCTAAAACCCAAGATGAGAAAGGTTGAGGAGATATAAATACATCATTTACTGGATCATATGTGTAATTTTTAGCAGCAAAATTTCCTCTAGTAAAATTATCATCAAAAGTTTGTTTCCAAGATACACCTGGATACACACCATTAACTAAGTCAATACCTGGATCATTGGGAATATTTTCTGAACACCATTGTTCACCTGCTGGATCCATAGGATATGAAACACTATCAGGATTACCTACGATAACTCGTATGACTACATTATTAGAATTTAATTCTGCGAAGTACACTGTCATAAACAATTACTCCTATTATGCGTCGTCTAATATCTCGTAAGAAACTAATAATTCAATATCTGAATTTGAACCTGCTTGACCTTTTAAAATATCACCTTCTTCTAAATAGAAAGAACTATTTTTATCAGAAACAACTAAAGTCGCATCTGCAGGTACAGAAACCGTACTAGCAATTGCTTTGTCAGTAGCTGCATCTGTTCTTACTGTGATAGTTATGTTCTGAGCATTAGTACCATCAATGTTTGAAGCTATGATAGTGTTTACTTTGTAAACTTTATTAGTTGCACAAGTTACTAATGCAGTCAGTGTAGTAGTCAAAGCAAAGGTGTCCGTTTTTCCAAGAATCGAACTTACATTTACTATATTTGGGTTTGCCATTTTTTATAACTCCTGTTTATTTTCTTTTAACCGAAAACCATTGCCATTGCAATAGCTTTTCCTGTTGAAATTCCAGCCGCGCCAAAACTTAAAGTACCTGCTCCATCTGTAAGTATGGCTTGACCACTAGTACCATCTGACTGAGGAAACGAAAAGATTCCTATTTGATTTTGATTAGCAAATACGTCAGTGATATTAGTTCCGTCTGAATATACAATTTTAACTCCCTTGTCAGTAGTTCCAAATGTTGCTCCTGTTCCTGAAGTAGTTTTAAATACTACTTGATGTGCACCAGATGTAGAATTTTTTACAATGTAATTTTTTTCAATACCATCTGGAATAACAACATTTACTGAAGTTGTAATTGTACCTGTAATATCTACAACTGCATTTTTACCATTTGATATAACACCATTAGTAAAAGTAAGAGTCGCTCCTGTTGTAGCATTAGCTGCTACAGTTTCATAACCAGCAATTGCTTGCTGTAATATATTTAAATTTGTATTTGTGATATCACCCCAAAGGCCCGCCTTTTCACCGGTAACCATCAACTCTAGTTTTAAATCTGTTGAATAACTTGATGCCATAATTTTTAATTCCTTATTTGTTTTAATTTATTAAATTTAAGCGGCCGTGTCAATATCATTCCAATTAACACTTGTTCCGGTGTTGACAATCTGCCAAGCCTGTACATTAATACTGCCTGTATTTGTTGTCAAGCCTATTCCTATTAAATCTACCTCAGCAGAAGCCCCTGCTACTGCGCTATTTAAAGCTACTGATAAACCTTGTGTTGCAAAAGGAATACCAATAGGAACAATAGTATTAGCGTCTAATTCAGCTTGACCTTGAGCTATTTCTAACCCTATTCCAGTCAATGATACATTTGCATCTGCTTCAATAACTGATCCTACAGCAACACTTGCAGTTAATCCAATACCTACAACTGTAGCATCTGGAGAAGGATCTGCTATTCCCTCTTCTACTGTTAGACCTATTCCTAATGGAGATGCAATAGTAACAGGTTTCGCTTCAACTGTTCCTATAGAAGTATTTAATTGTTGACCTGTTACAGGAGCAAATGCCCAGTATCCTGTAGCACCCCATACTTCATCTCCCCAATATTTTCTTCCCCAACCTTCAGAGTTGTAAGCTTCTAAATTTCCTGTAGATAAATTTAATTGTTCACCAGTTAAAACAGCATCTGGAGCTGGATCTACTATTCCTGTAGATAAATTTAATTGTTCACCATTTACATATGCAGTTGTAGTTCCAATTGCAGTAGTTGATCCTACACCTATATTTACTTGTTGACCTGTTAATTCTGGTTGAACATCAATAGTAACTGAACCTGTTCCAATACCTGCACTAACACCTATACCAGTAACTAAAACATCACCAGCAATACCCCAAGCATTTTCTCCCCAAAGTAATCTTCCCCAACCTGTATTTATTTCTGCACTAATTCCAACATTACCAGAATTAGTTGTTAGACCTATACCAGTTAATTGAACATCAAAATCTTGAACATTACCCCATTGACCAGAGCTCCAACTTAATGAACCCCAACCAGGAAAAGGATATCCTGCTGTTGTACCTTGAGCAGAATTTAATCCTAAACCAGTAGGCGCAGCTATGGCGTTACTCTGTTCACCCCAGAGTCCGCTATTCCAACTTAGTTCGCCCCAAGCATTGGCCATAATAGGAAGTACCTCCTATTACGCGTTGCCAATTCTTAGAATCGCTGCTGAAGTTGTGAAAGCTGGGAACTGAATTGTAAATCTTCCTG